GGTCCTAAAACATTAATAGTTAAATCTTTTTTATAGAAATCCGAATAACCATCGCGTCCAGTTACTGATTCATGTGATAAACGAATCCACTCCATTACGGCTTGTTGACCTGAAGGAGAGATTGGGTTGTATAAGTTTAAAGTCATATCTTGCCACTCAGCCTTACCCTTAATCTTGCGGTAAACGTTGATATGGTCGATTTTAACTTCGTTCAAGTTGATGTTTGGTGCAGTTGCACTTTTAATCATAAATGAAGGTATACCGTCAATATACATGATGAAACGGTTCTGAACGGTTGGTTCAAAGGCCGTAAACATAATTTCATTTGGATCTAATACTGGCATTTTATTCTCTATTTAGTATAAATATCTGTTAATGCGAAACTTATTTCTTCAGTTTTCTCTTTTTAACTGATTCTTCAATTTTATCTTCAGCAGTCATAGTTTCCATTTCTTTCATCTTCTTTTCTTTCAAACCTGGTATAGCTGGCTTATCTCCATGTCCTGCAGCATTCATAGCTGAAAGACTTGTTGTTGAACCTGGTTGACCTTTATCCTCAATATTCTTAGTATTTTGTGTAAGGATAGTAAGTGCTTTTTGAAGTGCAAGAGCTGTTTCGCCTTCAGGAGCTTTATTTACTATTAAGTCTAATATTGATTGAATAGTTTTTATTTCTTGACTAGATAAACCTGATGTGCTTTTTACTGCTTGACCTTTCTTGATCATATCTGCACCTAATTTAGAGGCACTATTACCAGTTGGTGTAGGAGCTGCTTCTTTTTTACCATTTTGATGCCAATTATCATCATCTACAACTACTCCGCCTGGTCCGATATTTGCTGGATCTAAACCTTCAGTCTTCTCTTTATTAGTCTTTCGAACTTCAGGAGAAGTTGCTTCAGACTTAGATTGCTTAGGTGTTTTTGGTTGTTTAACCGCTACAGAATAGCCATCGTTTACTTTAGCTTCAGCAAGAATTTCTCTAGTTAAAGATTCAAATAAATTCTTAGATAAACGAAGTCTAATTTTTGTATTATTGTTCATCGAACGAGTGTTTTATAGTTTATTACCCAAAGGTTACGCCTGTTGGTAAGATGTTGAATGTTAATTGAATAAATTCCGCTGTTCTAGTTGGTTGCAAGTAAATTGCACCTACAAGTAAGTTTCTATCAATAACATCTGGTGTGTTATTAGTTTCATCCATCACTACTCTGAATGCATACAAACCTTGTCTTTGTTGTACGTAATCTAAGTAAGGATTAACTTGAGATAAGAATCTATTTCTAGTTACAGCTGTATTTTGTTCAAATACTAATGTCTCAGCAATTTGACCAATGTAACTCTTCAAGGCAATTAATAAACGTCTTACATTTACGCGATCTAAAGCAGAAGCTTGAGCTTGTAAAGTCTTTTGTCCGTATACTACTGTACCTTGACCTGGGAATACTGCAATTGGGTTAACTTTTGCACTATATAAAGTATTTCTATCTGCTACTGTTAAACGTCTTTCTGGTTGGATTACTGTTGGTAAACCTCCTCTGTTAAGACCTGCAGGTGCAAACCACTCAGCAGATACTTTATCATTGTACTCATAAACGGCAGGGATGATAGTAGAAGCAGGTACGAAATTTAACTTACCAGTTTCTATTGATCTTACTTGTACCCATGGCCAATATGTAGCACCATATGAATTATCATAAGTTTGAGCTGCTGATGTTACTTGAGATATTGGTTGGTTATAAGTAACCATATCCACTACTGCAATAGCATCACCTCTGTTCTGTACTGTGCTTAATATACCGCTAATTTGACTAGGTGAGTTTTGATAAGTAATACCTGGAGCATATAATGCGTTGTAAGCATATGCATCTGTATTAGCAAGTAAGCTAATTGCGATATCGTAATCGGTAGAAAATAATCCTTGTACGTTATTAGTATTTGAAGTAGCTGCAACTGCTTTGATGTTTTCGTACATGTTTAATGAAGCCGATGTACTAAAGTCTGCATTTAAGCAACCAAATAAAGCACCTGTAGCACTACCAAATGAACCATTTAATGAACCACTACCTGCTGCTGGTAAAGAAGCTGTGTAGTAGCTATATGGCTGACCTTGTGGATTTAAGTAATTTGGAGTTGGAGTGTATACATTAGAAACTCTTACGTAATTTGATGCGTTAGGATAAGATCCTGAAATTTGAATGTAATAAGCACCACCATCACTTGTTACGTTTTGGGCTTGATCTCCTAATACGTAAGCAATATAGTTATTTTGATTTGGATCCATTGAAAGATTAGACCAAGTTTCTACTACACTCTTATTTGTAGTGTAATCGTTACCTTGTCTAATTAATAAAGTGAATAAACCAGATCCTGTATCAACATTTGAAATTTCCCATCTAACATTGTTAGCAGAACCAGAAGGCAATAAACCTTTTGTGGTTAATGCTGCAGAAGCAGATACGTTGTTATTCATTATCGTACCTACTGATATAGTTTGAAGTTCAAAAGCAGGACTAGAAACTCCACCTGCGAAAGATTGATTAATTGAAGAGGTTGCGTATACAAAGCTGTTACCGCCTGTACCGACAGTACTTGCTGTTAATTGTAATGTAGCAGCAGAACCTGATGCAGTAATACCGAAAGTACCAGTTAAGGTATTAATCTTAGCAGCAATGTTTGCAGCTGTAAGTGTTGCAGTTGAACCGGTTACTACGTAAAAAATTGGAGATGCATCTACTTGTGTAGTACTAGCAGTTACGAAGAACTTTCCTACTACAGATCCTGTTAATTGGAAGAAAGCACCATCTGCATAAGAAGAAGTTACTAATAGATTTGCTTTTGTGTCAAGCAAACTACCCAAAGATGCTGTTGCTGCAGTATAAGAACCACTAGCCACTCTTGTTACTAACAAAGAAGTACCTCCTTGTTGGAAGTAATTATAAGCTGCTTGAGAGGTCAAGTAGTCATAAGATGTACCTCCAGAAATGAAGGTAGCACCAAATTTTGCTTTATACTCAGAATATGTTGTAATTAGAGTTGGAATGTTTACTCTACCAAGTACGGTTGGACCAACTAATGCTGCGCCAACTGTAATAGGACCTGCTGTTATTTGAGATTGGTCATTCTCTGAAAGGAATACACCTGGGGAAATTAATGCTTCTGCCATTTTGATAATTTATTTCTACTAATAAATAGCTGATACTGTTGGCAAAACCTAATTTATTACAACGGCTTAATTTCGCCTGTTTCTGGGTTGATTGAACCATCTCCGTACTTCTTTCCAAAAGTGGATAAAAGGTCTCTTTCCTTGGTTGCGTTTTCTTTAACTATATCTTTAATACTCTCTAATTCTAGATTTATTAAAGTTTTTCTGTAGTTAAGATCTCCAAGAATACTGATTGTTTCATAAACAGCTTTTCTAACGTCTTGAAGTTCTTTTAATTCTTCGGGAGTTACTTTTGTACTCATAGTCTTTATTTTTTTGTTTTTGTACTTTTTGGTTTAGTAGCTTTAGGAGCAGCTTTTTCAGCTTTCTCTACAACTTCTTTTACCTCTTTAATAATTGGAGCAGCTGCTTTTTCTATTTTCTCAATAGCTTCAGGAGCTGATTTAGTGAATTTATATCCAGCATAAATTGTTGCTGCGATTATCACTACTACGATAAATGTTAACATATTTTTTTAATTTTTAAGTTAGCTATATATAAATATCTAATAAAAGCGCAAAACGCAATTCTTATAGTTTTTCTTTAAAATCAGGTTTAGACTTAATTATAGTTGATATATCTCTACTTTATACTATTAATATAAGTAATTTTTTAATTACTTCCAACTTTATTTTTAATTCGTTTATTTCTGTTAGTTACGGTTTGGTTTTGCTTAACTCTACTAATGCCTTATAACTAGCAATCACTTCGTCTGTCCATATAGCATTTGCTATTGCTTGTACTTTTGGATCTTCATTTGAAATGTTCTCTCCTGGATGCTTTACATGTCTGTGGAAAGATCTAGAAATTTCTGTTCCGTCTCTTTCTATAATAGTTGCTGTTCTAATTTGAATAGATCCATTTTCTACTATTTCTATTTGATCTACTTTTGTTGTTTCTGTTAATGCCATATTATTAATTTATTTATACGTTATAATATATTTCTCCAATAATCCAACTTCCATTTTGTAATTGATCTGTCTCCCAAGAGGTATCTCCATTATTTGCTATTCTACCATATAAAGAAGTATCTCCTCCACCTTTATACACTCTCGCTCTTTGTGCGTAATCTGCAGTAACTAAAATTCCTGTACTCACACTAATATTTGGCTCTTGGTATGCACCCCAGTTTACGGATGTAAACGGTAAACCTGCTATTGTTACAGTACCAGCTTGTCCACTAATTGATGAAATTCTGAATCCCCATCTTACAAAAACCCAATTTCCTATTCTTACATACGTACCTGATCTGTAGTCATACGATACTGTTGCATTTTGTAGTGCGGGAGTCCATGATCCTTCTTCGTAGTAGTTTAAGTTACTAGAGCCTCCAGCAAAACGAATTCCTGTAGAATTGGTTGAACTTAGTTGTAATAACCCCCCACTTGTAATCCTCATTTTTTCAGTAGCAGAAGTTACAAACCACATATAATCCGTGCTTATATCATATCCAATTCTACCTCTAAAATCAAAACCTGGTTTAGTAAAATCAATTTCACAGCCTCCTGTAGCACCACCGCACATTTCAATAGTAGCATAATCAGTAGTACCTGGTACAGCAGCTGAGTTGCCTAGATAAACCCCTTGTTTTGCTGGAGATGAAGAATATCTTAATCCGGTTGCTCCTATTGAACCTGAGACTTCTAAATTAGTTACAGGACTACTCGTTCCGATACCGACATTGCCATTAGCTAAAACACTTAATTGGTAATTGTTATCATCTGCTGCAAGTGATAAAAATGTAGTTGCAGTAGTTGTTCCTGCTACATAATATAAACCTGCATTTTTTGTAGTTCCACCTGAATCTTTAGCAGATAACCTGAATCCTGAATTTGCACTATTTGTAGTTGAAGTTACTTGAATACGACCAATTCCGTAAGAAGTGGATATTAAATCTCCTGCCGTTACACTGCCTGAGAATGTAGCTGCACCTGTTGATGCGATTGTAAAATGTGATGTAGATGAACCTCCAGCAGCCATTTTAATAGCTCCACTTGAAAAATCATTTAATATTGCTATGTCTCCTGCAAC